ACGCCCCATATGCACTATATACGTATAGTGCGCCGTCATGTCAGAAAAAAGCGTCACTAAGGTCACGACAGGGCCTAAGTCTATACCCCGTGCGGGATTAGCCTGTGACCTATTGAAAAAAGAAAGGTCACAATAGGTCATTATGGGGTCCGAAACGTCACTTTGCAGATTGAAACGTCAATACCCTCCCCGCCACGGCTCCGCCCATTCGATCCGGTAGCCGTGGCGGTCGGCGTAGCGTTGGAGCGGCCCCCGCTCGACAGCGGAGAAGAGGAGGAGGGGGTCGCCCCTGCCGTCGAGTCGGGCCGCCGTGACCCGGTAGGTACGGGATTGGACGCCGCGCCGCTCCGCGATCGGGAGGTCGCTATGGGGCGCGAGGGACTTCGGGGCGATCACGGGCGGTTACTCCGGGTAGAGGGAAAGGGAGGAGCGGGACGCCTTGAAGTAGTCCAAGGCGAGGCAGGTCGCCGCTTCCTCGGTCGGGGCCGTAAAGGTGGCGCGGCGACCGTGGAAGGTGGCGACGTAGCGTGTCACCACCTCCTGCCGCTACCCCTTGTGGTCGCGCATGGTCCGGGTATAGGTCGCGGGCGTCATCCCTCGCGCCCCCCGGTCAAGGTGGCCCGGCGGTCTGGGATATGATACCCCCCGTCGCGCACGGTCATGCCTTTTGTGCAGGGCCAAGTCAGGGCACCGTCTGGCCAGCGGACCCCGACGGCCTCGCCCCCACATTCCGGTAGTTGGCAGGGGCGGTACCCGACGATGCGCCCGGTTTCGCCAGTGGCGGATACTACGGTGGTAATCATCCGTCGCGCCCCCCGGTCAGGGTGGCATAGCGGCGGGAGAGCAGCGTCGCCACGTCGGCGTAGAACGTGAACGTTTCCGGGCTGGCGCCGGCAGTCCAATCGGTCGCCCGTTCGAGGGCTTTCAGGTAGTCATCTTCGTAGAGCCGCAGGAGGGTCAGGGCGACCACGTGGACGCTGTTGCGGTGCTGGGTGGTCGCCTTGCGGCGCTCGTCGCCGACCCGGACGCATTCGATAGACGGCATGATTAACACTCCTGCTAGGGTGAAAAGGGGTACTGCCATGCCCCGCGCCGGACTTGCACCGGCCCGCTAGTCGGGGGGTTGGGCGGGTTAGTCGTGTCGTTCCGTGTAGTCTCCCGCGTCATACAGGGCACGGGCGCGGGCGGGCAATTCGTCGGCCAAGGTGTCGAGGCCATAGAAACCCCCGCACGAATCGACAACCTCGCCCCCTTGCTCGAACGTGTAGCCGTAAATGTCTCCCCGGTACCATTGGGCGAGGGTTTCGATTTCCCCCGCCAGTACCCCCCGCGCCAGTTCCCGGTGCTCCGGCGTATCGGTGCCATACTCCCGCACCACGTCGGCCACGGTGCAATAGATGGCGCCAACCTGCCCGGAATCCCACGGGCAGCCATAGGCGCCCGTCGAAAGCGCCACCCCGCCGTGGACGTAGGCAAAAACGGGAAGCATGACGGCGATTTCGTCCGGGTCAAGGTCGGCGGGGTCGTCGGCGCCGTCGTCACCCATGACGTAGCGGTTTCCGGCAGGGACGTAGAACGTGCCGAATACGTCCCAATCGGTCCGGGGACGGGGCGGGTCATCATCGCGCCAGATCGTCAACTTGTCGGCAGGGACGATAACGGCGAGGCATCGGTCGCACGTCACCCCGTCCGGGCCGCTTTCGTCGTGGTCATACACGGCAGCGGCGTCAAGGGCGCGGGGATAGACGCACCGAGGGCAAAGGATGTCCCCGTCAAGGGCGAAAGCGATGGGCGGGCGGGTCGTGGTCATGGCTCAAGCCTCGCGATTACAGAACCCGCACCCGCGGCAGGCGGCACCGGGGCAGGGGTTGGACGGGTGATTGTATCGACGATCCACGGTGAAACGATGTTCCCCCGTATTGTCGTCCCACATCACGAACCCCGCCCACCGTCGCCCGTCAAGGTAAGCTACCGCCGGGATAGTCCATGCGGTATCGGGCACCCCTAGGCGGACGCGACCGATATGGCCGGAAGGGAAGCGGACCCTCCCCTTTCGGGGAGAGCGCCAGAGCGGGACGTTGTAGGCCAATTCTTCGCGATCGATGGACGTAGGGGGGGTCATGGCTCAAGCCTCCGAGGCGTAGAGAAGGGTGAACGACGCGGGGACGATCGTCAGGGCGGCGCACGTTTCGCCGTGGTCCTTGCACCACTGGCGAGCGAAGGTGGCGAGGGTGACGGGGACGAAACCGTCCGGGCCGTCAGTCGTGGAGACGAGGACCGTCACCCCCGTTTCGTTGGGCCACGGCGCCGCGACGCCCAGCGAGCCAAGGATGGTCGCGGCGATCCCTGCCGCTTCAAGGGCGGGCGCGATGGCGTCGGGGGTCGTGTTGGCGATCGAAAGGATGTAGAGCATCGTCGGTGCCTCGCTTGAGTGGTGCCGGGGACGTTGTGTCCCCGGTCGGGTTGTTGGTTTAGCTGTTGAAGTGACGGTAATGATTCAGCCATTCCACCGCTTGCGCCGCCATCCGTTCGGACTCCGGTCCCGCCGGGCCAATCAGTACCCGCTCCCCCACCCCGTTGCCGATGGAGAGCCACGCCAGCGCCGGGAAGATCTTCCAAAGGGGACCGCGCGTCGTCTTAGCCATTGTCATGCCCTCGTTTGAGTGAGTGACCTACTGTGTTGCTTCCTTCCCCTACAAGCTAGCGCACCCCCTTCACCCCGCGCAAGCGTGGAAGATTACAATATGATGACAAACGCATTACAGTTTAGCGGCGCTCCACTGCTCCACCGCCCCGCGCCCACCCAGCCGCGCGAATCTAGATGAGAACCATTCTCATCCGCTCCTCAGCTCCAGCAATTCCCATGCCATGACGTATAACGTGGGTTATGTTAAGCTGGCGCCCTGCAAGCCGCGTGCCATGTCAAGTGGCACGGTCCTTGCATCGGAGGAGCAGAGCGTGTCAGTTCGACACAGCCCCCCCCCTCTTAGGGTCCCATAGGCCCGGCGTTTCCGTAGCAGGCCCCCAGAGCGCTCCCAGAACCTCCCCTCCAAAAAATCCCCACACCCGGACCCCTCGAAATAACTCGTTCCTAGCGCACCCCCCTATGGTTCGCACGCAAATGACAACGCCCGCTGACCCGACCGCCGAGTGGCCCCCGCTCCCCCGCACCGTGCAGGGGCTGGCCGGCCGTATCGCCGTGCGGCAACCGTGGCGCGTCGACCCCGAGATCCCCGACATCGTCGGCTACTGGCACAGCCGGGAGCGGCGGATCGACGTCGACCGGCGCCTCAGCCGGGGCGTGAAGTGGCAGGTCGGCTTCCACGAGTTCGTCCACAGCGCCATCGCGGACGCCGGCATCCCCTTGGACCATGAACTCGAGGAGCGGGTGTGCGACGCGGTCGGCTCGGCGCTCTGCGCCGCCCTCGAGCATTACCTCCTGCACCGACGCCCGGACCTCCAATGATCCGCCTGCTGATCCTGACCCTGCTCCTCGGCCCCGTCGCGTGCGCGATCGTGAGTCCCCCGCCCCCGGCGCACTTCCGGGACTCGTCGATCTACGTGACGACGGGCGACCCGGGGACCGCCCTGCTGCTCCTGAGCCCCCGGCCGGAGTCGACGTCCAAGGGCGCCCTCTTCGGGGCGACCCTCCTCGCCCCCGTGCCCGACTCGGGCTGGCTCTACCCCGGTGCGCCGTACACCGCGACAGTCCACTCCGCGGCGCGCCCCAAGCCCAGCTACGCGCCCCTCAACGGCGTCACGGCCCGGGTGGGCCACTAATGGCCGGCCGCAACCCGAAGAACAAGACAGGCGGCAAGCCGGCCAAGGACGGCATCCCGATCCTCGACGCCATCGGCGAGGAAGCCATCTTCGAGGACCGCGCCGGTGGCGCCAGCACGCGCGACCTCCAGAAGAAGTACGGCGTGACCGTGAATCAGTTCTACTTCTGGCTGGGCTACGCGCAGGGCTCCCGCATCCGGGCGGTCGACGCGGAGGGTCTCTCCCGCCGCGACCGCTGGGACGTCCTGACGGCCCATGCCGCCGAGTCCCGCGCCGCTCGAGCAACGGAGCGGCTGGAAGCCCTCGTGGAGAAGGAGGGCGAGCGCGAGGGCCGGATGAAGACGGACGTCTCCCGGGAGGAGATCGCGCTGGTCAAGGCGCTGGTCGAGCAGGACCGGTGGGAGGCGGGCAACATGGACCCCGGTACCTTCCGCCAGAATACCGCCCAGCCGGCCCCACAGGTCAACATCTCCGTCGGGGACCTCTATCTGGCCGCGGTGCGTGCTGAAGGGGGCGGAGCGGCCCTTGGCGGCGCGTGGAAGACCCCTGTGACCTTGGCTGACCCGGATACCGTGGACGCCGAGCTGGTTGACGAGGCGGACGCGTAGTGGCCGGCCACACCCTGCCGGGAGCCCTCAAGGCGGAAGCCCGGGCGATTGCGTCGGTCAAGGCCAGAGAAGAGCGCGTCAGCGCGACCCCCGCCGTCAACCCCTTCGTCGAGTTCATCCGGCGGTACAAGAATGATCCCGTGTCCTTCGTCCGCGAGGTCTTGGGCGCCGAGCCCGACGAGTGGCAGGCCGAGTTCCTGATGGCGGTCGCCCGGGGCGATCGACGCATCACGGTCAAGTCGGGGCACGGGGTGGGGAAGTCGACGGCAGCCTCGTGGGCCGCCCTCTGGTACTTCCTGACCCGGAATCCGGTCAAGGTGGTCATCACGGCGCCGACGAAGGCGCAGCTCTTCGACGCCCTCTTCAACGAACTCAAGTCGTGGGTGGGGCGCCTGCCGTCGGGCGTGCGGGACCTGCTCGAGGTCAAGTCGGACCGCATCGAACTGATCGCCGCCCCGGCCGACGCCTTCATCTCAGCGCGGACGTCCCGGGCCGAGACCCCGGAAGCCCTCGCCGGCATCCACTCGGCCAACGTCATGCTGATCGGGGACGAGGCGTCAGGCATCCCGGAGACCGTCTTCGAGGCGGCGGCCGGCTCCATGTCCGGCTCGTCGGCCGTCACGCTGCTCCTCGGCAACCCCGTGCGGTCGTCTGGCTACTTCTTCGACACGCACACCAAGCTCCGAAGTCAGTGGACGTGCTTCAACGTCTCCTGCCTCACCTCGCCGCGCGTCGACTCCGAGTGGGTCAGCGAAATGGCGACCCGCTACGGCGAGGCGTCGAACGCCTACCGCGTGCGCGTGCTGGGCGAGTTCCCCTTGGCGGACGACGACACCGTCATCCCCTATGAGTGGGTCGCAGCGGCCGCAGGGCGCGACATCGTGGTCGACCCAATGACACCCGTGGTCTGGGGACTGGACGTGGCGCGCTTCGGCACGGACGCGTCGGCCCTCGTCAAGCGCAAGGGCCGGCACCTCCTCGAGCCGCCCAAGCTGTACCGCGGCTATGACCTGATGCAGCTCTGCGGCGTGATTGCGGCGGAGTTCGAGTCGGCGGCGGAGAAGTACAAGCCGGTCGAGATCATGGTCGACGTCATCGGCATCGGCGCCGGCGCCTTCGACCGCCTCCGCGAGATGGGGCTTCCCGTTCGTGGCATCAACGTGTCAGAGTCCCCCGCGTTGAAGGCGTCGTACATGAACCTGCGCGCCGAGCTGATGTACAAGCTGCGCGGCTGGTTCGAGGCTCGCGACGTCACCCTGCCCGATCGGTCGGACAGTTCCTTCTCCCCCGATCAGCAGGAAGCCATGCTCCGCCTCGTCGAAGACCTCACGTCGATCAAGTACAAGTTCGCCGAGGGGTCGGGCAAGATCCAGATTGAGTCGAAGAAGGACATGCGGAAGCGAACCGGCCGAAGCCCTGACGCGGGTGACGCCCTCATGCTGACGTTTGCGTCCAACGCGATTGCGGCCCTCAAGGGGCGGCGCGGCGGGACGTCATGGAACCAACCCATCCGGCGCAACATCCGGGGGATCGTGTAGTGACGTGGTGCAGTGGAAAGCGCGGTGAAACCCTTGCGGACTTGGTCCCCATCTTACGCCGGCTCGGCTACCCTGCACCACTTCTTGTTCTTCTCCTCTACCGTGAGTACCGCTGATGGCCGCTGCTGAATCGAAGGAGGACGTGAAGGCTCGCTTGGCCGAGATCGTCGAGGCCGAGCTGGCCGACGCCAAGGACTTCATCGACAACGACATCGGCGAGCTGCGCGCCAAGAACACCGAGTATTACAACGGCGAGCTGTTCGGCAACGAAGAGCCCGGCCGCTCGCAGGTCGTGAGCCGCGACGTCCGCGACACCGTGCAGGCGATGATGCCGTCGGTGATGCGCGTGATGCACGGCGGGGACCGCGTGGTCGAGTTCAAGCCGAAGCGCGCCGATGCGGTCAAGCAGGCCGAGCAGGCGACGGACTACATCAACGAGGTCGTGCTCGGGCAGGACAACGAGAGCTTCCTCGAGTTCCATTCCGGCTACAAGGACGCCCTCGTGCGGAAGGTGGGCATCTGGAAGTGGTATTGGGACAAGCGGGAGCGCCTCGAATCGACGCAGCACTCGGGCCTGAGCCGCGACGACCTGCTGGCGTTTGCGGACGATGAGACCATCGAGACGATCGAGACGGAGCGGACGTCCGCCGAGGGCATCATGCCCGAGGTCTTCGACGTCACGGTCCACCGGCGCATCACCGACGGCCGCGCGCGCTTCAAGGCCGTGCCGGGCGAGCAGTTCCTGATCGACCGCCGGGCGACCTCGATCGACGATGCCGCGCTGGTGGCCCACCGGGAGCTGGTGTCCATTTCCGACCTCGTGGCGATGGGCTACGACGAGGACGAGCTGGACGAGGTGGGTGGCGCGATCGACTCCTCCAACGAGTTCGACGGCAACACCGAGTACAACGCGCGGATGCCGCTGGCCTCGGTCGGTGGCAACCGGAACGAGCGCGATCCGCTCCTCCGCAAGGTCCTCTACGTCGAAGCGTACGTCCGCGCCAAGGTGTCGCCGAAGAAGGGCGACCCGGCGCAGCTCGTCAAGGTGTGCGGCATCGGCGCGTCGCCCTTCAAGGTCCTGCATTGGGAGCCGGCCGACGACGGCGAGGCGCCCTTCGCGTCCATCTGCCCCGACCCGGAGCCGCACGCGTTCTTCGGGACGTGCCCGGCCGATCAGGTCGTCGACCTCCAGCTCATCAAGTCCAACGTCCTCCGCGGCACCCTCGATTCCCTGACGCTGTCCCTGTTCCCCCGCACCCAGATTGTGGACGGGCAAGTGAACATGGACGACCTCCTGAACACGGAGCTGGGCGGCGTCATCCGGTCGGACACGCTCGAGTCGATGCGCGAGATCAAGGCGACCTTCGTGGGCGCCGATTCGCTGCCGATGCTCGAGTATCTGGACAAGATCCGCGAGGATCGCACCAAGCAGTCGCAGGCGTCGCAGGGATTGGATGCGGATGCGCTCCAGTCGTCGACCAAGGCGGCCGTCGCGGCCACCATTTCCGGCGCGCAGGCCAATATCGAGCTGACCTGCCGGATCTTTGCCGAAACGGGCGTCAAGCGCCTCATGCGCGGGCTCCTCAAGCTCGTGCAGCGCCATCAGGACCGTCCGCGGACCGTGCGTTTGCGTGGCGAGTGGGTCGAGGTGGACCCGAAGGCGTGGGACGCGGAGATGGACGTGACGGTCAACGTCGCGCTGGGCTCGGGTGGCCCCGAAGAGAAGCTCGCGACGCTCGGGATGGTCAAGGAGACGCAGGAAGGCATCCTCCAGATGCTCGGGCCGTCGAATCCGCTCGTCTCGCTGGCCAATTACCGCAACACCTTGGCGGAAATGCTCAAGCTGACCGGCTACAAGGACGCCGATCGCTTCTTCAAGCAGGTCTCGGAAGAGGACGGGGCCAATCCGGCCGCGCCCCCGACTGACGACCCCGCGCAGAAGCTCGCCGACGCCCAGAAGGCGGAGACCGAGGCCAAGATGCAGGTGGAAATGGCGAAACTCGCCTTGGAGCGGGAGAAGATGGAGCGGGAAGACGCGCGCAAGTTGTACGAAATCAACCTCGACGCGCAGGTTCGGATCGCGATTGCCGAGGCGCAGACGAAGGTCGACATCAACAACGCCGCGGTCAACGCCGAAGTGGAAGCGATGCGGGTGCAGCATGATACCGCGGCGCGTGCCCACGAGGCCGAGACGGCGGCCAAGGCACAGGCCACGACCGGAGCGGCCGAATGATCGACGTCGCCGCGATTTTCCGCCGCAAGCAGGCCGCGCAGCATACCCTTGACGACCCGGGGATGCAGGCGGCGATGGCGGAGGTCCACCGGGCCGCCATGCTGGTCATTGTCAACTCGCAGCCGGGCGATGCTGCCCTCCGCGAGCAGGCGTACCAGACGATCCGCACCCTCAAGTTGCTGGAACAGGCGCTCGCCGCGATGGTGGCCGCCCACACGTTGGTCCAAGAACGGGAGCGCAAGGCTACCCGTTCGTAGCGCAGGTTTCTACCATACCCCCGAGGATGTATGCCAGACAATTCCGGCACCGCTGGTGAAGCGACCGGGCCGCTGACGCAGGATGCAGCCGCCGCGGAGTTCGAGAAGCTGATCGGCGACCAGTTCGACGATGAGGTGGAGGACACGACCGAGGGCTCCGTGCCCGAGGACGCGGCGGACGAGGAGGAGAAGGAAGCGGAGGAGGGAGACGACGAGTCGACCGACGACGCGCAGGACGAGCAAGACGATGACAGCGACGAAGACGCCGCTGGGGGAGACGACGACGCACTCATCCCCGTCAAGGTCGACGGCAAGATCGAGAAGGTCACACTCGACGAACTCAAGAAGGGCTATTCGCGCACCAAGGACTACACCCAGAAGACGATGGATCTGGCCGAAAAGCGCAAGGGGGCGGAAGCGGCGGAAGCTGCGATCGTCGCCGAGCGGGCCAAGCTGGCGGATCTTGCCAAGACGCTGACGGAGAAGTTGACCGCCGGCGGCGACCCGGAACCCGATTGGGACGCGCTGCGTCGCGACGACCCGGTGGAATGGACGATCCAGAAGCAGGTCTGGGCCGAGAAGCGCGAGGAAGCGCAGCGGTTGACGGGGCTCCAGCAGGCGCTGGCGGCCAAGAATGCCGAGGCGGAGCAGAAGGCGCTCGCTGCCACGCTCGAGACCGAGCAGGGCAAGCTCCTCGACAAGATGCCGGCGTGGAAGAAGGACGCCACGCGGATGCAGAAGGACATGACGGCGATTCAGGAGTTTGCGGCGACCGAGCTGGGCTTTACGCCTGACGAGATCGCCAACATCTACGATCACCGCGCGGTCCTCGCCCTGCACGACGCCATGCGCTTCCGCCAGATGGTCAAGAAGCAGGCCGAACTGGAAACCTCTGGGAAGGTCAGGACGGTAGCGAAGTCGCCGAAGCCGTTGGTCCCATCGGGCGTGAGTGTCAAGCCCAGCAAGACCGCCGCACGGCGCGATGCCATTGAACGAGTGAGCAAGTCGGGCAGGGTTGATGACGCGGCCAACGCGTTCGCCAAGCTCGGACTTTTCGACTAACCCCAGCAGGAGAAGGTCATGGCTGCAATTGCGAACACCTACACCCGATACGACGCGATTGGTATTCGCGAGGCGCTGTCGGATGTGATCTACAACATCTCGCCGGAGGATACCCCGGTGGTGTCCAACGGCGGCCGTGAGACCGTCAAGAACACGTTCTTCGAGTGGCAGACGGACTCGCTCGCGACGGCGTCGTCCACCAACGCGCAGATCGACGGTGATGACATCACCTCGTTCACCGCCGTCACCCCGACCGTGCGTCTGGGCAACTACACCCAGATCAGCCGCAAGGACCTCATCATCTCGGGTACGCTCGAGGCGACGGACCGCGCCGGCCGCAAGTCGGAGCTGTCGTACCAGATGGCGAAGCGGTCGGCGGAGTTGAAGCGTGACATGGAAGCCAACATCACGGCGAACATCGCCGCGGCGGCCGGCTCCACCTCGGTCTCGCGGAAGACGGGCACTCTGCTCGGTTTCATCAAGACCAACACGTCGAAGGCGACGGTCGGCACCGCGGGTGTCGATCCGGTCTACACCACGATCCCGACGGGCACCCGGACCGACGGCACCCAGCGTCAGCTCACCGAGACGCTCATCAAGACCGTGGCGCAGTCGCTGTGGACCAACGGTGGGTCGCTCAAGATGGCCGTGATGGGCGGGCTCATCAAGCAGAAGTTCTCGACGCTGGCGGGTATCGCGACCAACCGCTTCGACGTCAAGGGCAACAAGCCGGTGTCCATCATCGGCGCCGCGGACCTGTACGTCTCGGACTTCGGCAACCTGTCGATCGTCCCGGACCGCTTCTGCCGGGTGCGCGACATCCTGTTCCTTGACCCGGAGATGTACTCGATCTGCTACCTCCGTCCTTTCCAGACGGTTGAGCTGGCGAAGACGGGTGACGCGGAGAAGCGTATGCTCCTCGTCGAGTGGGGCCTCAAGGTGAAGAACGAGCAGGGCCTTGGCGGCGTCTTCGACATCGACGGCGCGCTGTAAGTAACACCGCCGGGGTAGGGGGTCGAACCTCTACCCCGGTATCGCAGGACCGCAGGATGACTTCCGACCTTCGAGGCGCCCGTGTTGCAGACCCGTCCCTTCGCGCATGACGAGCTGGGCAATGTCACCAAATGGTGGCACTACGACGATGTCACCGATGAGGCCCATATCGAGGACGTGGTCGATCTCCAGTCCGTTGGCGAGTTCAACAAGGAACGGGCGAAGGAAAACACCGGGCGTTTCGCGGACGGGATGCACTGGATTGGCTCGATCCCCATGCCGATCTACTGGAGACTACAAGCGCAGGGCGTCCTCGACGACGGCCCGCGCCTTCGTCGTTGGTGGTTGTCGGATGAGGCCGCCCCGTTTCGGGGCCGGAACATGAGGCTCTAAATGGCGCTTGGCACGTACGCAGAACTCCAGACGTCCCTCGCCTCGTGGCTCAACCGCGACGACTTGGACGCGTACCTTCCCGACTGGATCGCTCTCGTGGAGGCCGACATCGAGCGGGACCTCCGGGTGCGCGCCATGCTGGTGCGCGCGATCACGGTGCCGGAGGCGGATGAGCCGCGGGAGAACTTGCCCGGCGACTTCCTCCAGCTCAAGGCGATCCAGTTCAACTCGAACCCGATCCGCGTGCCCGACTACTGCACCCCCGCGTTCATGCGGGTGCGCCGCGGCATGACGGCGTCGCAGACGGGCGTCCCCGCGTTCTACACGATCGAGGCCGGCGAGCTGCTGTTCGACGTGACGCCGTCCGACGTCGAACTCGAGATCCTCTACTACCAGAAGATCCCGCGGCTCTCGGACACCAACACGACCAACTGGCTCCTGACCGCCTACCCGGACATCTACTTGTATGGTGCCCTGATTCACTCCGCGCCCTTCCTCAAGGACGACGAGCGGATCGCGGTGTGGGACGGTATGTTTCAGCGCGCCAAGGCGGCGCTCAAGAAGCAGGATAGCCGGGGCGAGGCCAACGCGGCGCCCGTGGCCATCCGCTCGCGCCGGGGGTCCGTCTAATGGCCACGACGACGTGGATCAGCCAGACGCCGGGCGCGGTCGTCACCGAATCGCTGCTGACGCAGGTCCAGAACGAAGCGGCCGCGGCCGAACTGTCGGCGGTTGCGTCGGCTGCTTCCGCGTCCGCGTCCGATGTCTCGGCCGATGCGGCGGCGGCCAGTGCGATTGCCGCCGCGGCCTCCGCCTCTGCTGCATCCAACTCGGCGGCCAACGCGCTCACGTACGCCAATCAGGCCCTGACGGCGGCCGGGTCCTTGACCCCTATTCCGACGGGGGGGACGACCGGGCAGTCGCTGGTCAAGAACTCGGCGACGAACTACGACTACGCGTGGGCCACAGTGTCCGGCGGCGGGGGATCGCTCGCGTTTCAGGACGAGGGCAGCCTCGTGCTCGCTTCGCCGTCGAACGTCAACTTCGTCGGATCGGGCGTCACCGTGACCGACGTGGCGGGCGTGGCGACCGTGACGATCCCGGGGGCCTCGGGCGCCGTCTCGAGCGTCTTCGGCCGGACGGGCGCGGTCGTGGCCGCCACGAACGACTACACGTTCGCCCAGATCGGCTCGAAGCCGACCACGCTGGCCGGCTATGGGATCACCGACGCCGCGGCAGGTTCGGGAGGCGTAGCGACCTCAGCGACCGTCCTCGCGACCGCGCGCACCATCAATGGCGTGTCGTTCAACGGCTCGGCGAACATCACGGTTACGGCAGCGGCGGATACCCTCACGGGGTCCACCCTGCCGGCGCTCTCCGGTGTCAACCTGACGGCGCTCAACGCGTCGAATCTGGCGTCAGGGACGGTGGCGACCGCGCGCCTCGGCTCCGGGACGGCGAACAGCACGACGTTCCTCCGGGGCGACAATACATGGCAGGCGATCGGTGGCGGGGGTGATGCACTCACGTCGGGCACGCTCGCGCAGTTCGCCGCGACGACCTCGGCGCAGTTGGCGGGCGTCATCTCGGATGAGACGGGGACGGGCGCGCTCGTCTTCGCGACGAGCCCGACCCTCGTCACCCCCGTGCTGGGTACGCCCGCCTCGGGCAACCTGTCAAACTGCACCGCGATCAACGCCTCCCAGCTCGCAACGGGCACCGTGCCCGCGGCGCGTCTCGGCTCCGGGACGGCGAATAGTACGACCTTTCTCCGGGGCGACAATACGTGGCAGACGATTGGCGGAGGCGGCGATGCGCTGACCTCCGGCAACCTGTCGCAGTTCGCGGCGACGACCTCCGCGCAGCTCGCGGGCGTCATCAGCGACGAGACGGGAACCGGCGCGCTGGTCTTTGCCACGTCGCCGACGCTCGTTACCCCCGTGCTCGGCACGCCCGCCTCGGGCAACCTGTCGAACTGTACGGCGCTGAACGCGACGCAGCTCACGTCGGGCACGGTGCCTGACGCGCGCTTCCCGGCCACCCTGCCGGCGGCATCTGGCGTCAACCTGACGGCCCTGAACGCGACGAACATCTCGAGCGGGACGCTCAATGCAGCGCGGCTCCCCGCCACAGCGGCCCTGACCTCAGGCAACCTGAGCCAGTTCGCGGCCACCACCTCAGCACAACTGCGGGGGGTCCTGTCCGACGAAACGGGGACGGGAGTCGCGGTCTTCGGCACCAACCCGACGCTGACGGGCGTGACGCTCGCGGGCGCGGTGGTCGGCGCCGCGCAGGAAGTCCGCGACGTCGTGCATCGCGACACGGCGTACTACCGCTCGGCCCCGACTATCTCGGCCGGCGCGATCACGTTTGACTACACCGCGGGCCCGTTCTTCTCGGTGGCGCTCAACGCGGCGATCACCTCGATCACCCTGAGCAATCCCCCGGCGTCAGGTACGGTCGGCGTCATCACGATCCGCTTCACCGCGGACGGCACCGTGCGGGCCATTACGTGGCCGGCTTCGGTGCGGTGGGGCACCGCCGGGGCGCCGAGCGCGATGACCGGTACAAGCGGCAAGGTGGACTACGTGCAGTTGATTACGGTGGACGGCGGAACGACGTGGGACGCCTTCCTCAACGGCCAGAACTTCTAAGAGGACCTTATGCCACTCATCACACACCCGCAGGCCATCCGATTCGCTAACGAGGAAGTCCGCGCCATCGCGGACAAGTACGCCCAGCTCTACTACGCGCTGGACGCCTTCCTCAACGAGTGGAACTCGCAGGGCATCGGCGCCCTCATTCCGAACACCGCGGACATCCTCGAGGATGGGTCGGCGGTCGACGGCCGCGCCGTCATCACGGGCGCCAAGGTCAACGGGCTGGTCAACAACCTGACCACGCTCCGCGCCGACCTTGAGGCGTCGAGCAATCAGAAGCTCAACGTGCTCCTCCAGATCGCCGTCAACCCGACGCGCGGGTAAGGTATGGCTCTCGCCGCCGCTATCGTGTGGGAAATCCGCACCACGGGGGCCGCGACCAATGGTGGCGGCTTCAAGAAGGACGCGTCCGGTACGGATTGGACCCAGCAGGACACCGCCCAGTACGCCGTGACCGATGGCGTGACGAACGGTTCGACGACGATCACGAGCGCGACCGCCAGTTTCGGGACCGACGTGGTGGGCAACCTGATCTATGTATCTGGTGGCACGGGGTCGGTAGCGGCGGGTTGGTACGAGATCACGAGCCGCACCAACGCGACCACCATCGTCGTGGATCGCTCCACGGGTCTGACGGCGGGTACTGGGGTCACGCTCAACATCGGCGGGGCCATCGACTCCATCGAGACGCTGCCCGACATCGGCGTGGCCGACAATACCTACTGGATCAAGAGCGGCACCTACACCATCGGGTCGGCGGTCAACATCAAGGGCGGGTCGGTGGGCACCAAGACTCGCATTTACGGTTACACCACCACCCGTGGCGACGAGTCTACGCGGCCCATCCTCCGCACCTCGGGAGCGACGGCTTGCTTGACCACCCGCACGACGAGCACGGGTGAGCGCGAGTTCATCTTCTGCAACATCGACTTCGACGGCAACAGCGCGGGGACCACGGCGATTGGCAACAGCACGACCTCCGGCGGGGCGCTGTGGTACTTCCGGCGATGCACGGTTCGCAACTTCACCGGGACGGCGGGCCTCGTTGCCCCCTTTGGGGCGATCCTCGATGAGTGCACGGTTGTCGGCAACGCGGGGATCGGGGTCAGCGCCACGACGATCGGACTCGACGTGCGGAACTCGCTGGTGGCGGACAACACCGGCAACGGCTTGTCCTTCACGGCCTCGGCCTCGTCGATTGTCGCCCGTGGGTCGGTCTTCGCCCGCAACAACCACGGCATTGCGTGTCGCTCCATCTCGGCGGGCAACTGCGCCTTCGTGGACAACGCGGGTGACGGGATCAATCCTAGCACGAACGCGGCGGTGACGGGGCAGTTCCCCCATCTGGTGAACAACATCTTCTATGGGAACGGCGGGTACGGGATCGGGATGCAGTCCTCGCAGGCGAACCTGCTCAGCAACATCGGCACCGTGCGGAACAACGCCTTTGGGTCGAACACCAGCGGTAACTACAACGCGACGATCACCAGTTATGGGGATGTCACCCTGACCGCCGATCCGTTCACCGCCAAGGCGTCGGACGATTACTCGCTCAACAGCACGGCGGGTGGTGGGGCAGCGTGTAAGGAGCTGGGCTATCCCTCGGCCTTCCCGGTGCCCTGATGGCGGCGAACTACAAGGACATCGGGCGGCAGTTTGCCCCGAGCATCGGGGCGTTCGAGCCCGCGTCAAGTACGCCGCCGGCGTTTACCCCGCGGGGGTTGTGGTTTTCTCGAGTGATTTGGTGGCCGGTTGTGATGGCCGGTGGAAGCACGTTCCTCGCGGGGTGTACCGCCCTGCTCACGCGATAGGAGTCTCTGATGGCGGATACCAGCACCACCAACCTCGCGCTCGTCAAGCCGGAAGTCGGCGCGTCGAACAATACGTGGGGCACCAAGCTCAACACGGACCTCGACACGCTCGACGCGCTCTTCGGCGCCGCGTCCGGTCACGACCACACGGGCGCGGCGGGCGAAGGCCCGAAGCTGACGCCGCCGGCGCTGGATGGGCTCTCGTCCAACGGCTTCGCGGCGCGTATCAGCTCGGCGCTGTTCGCGGCCCGATCGGTCGCCGCCGGTGCCGGGGTGGCCGTGACGAACGGGGATGGCGTCTCCGGCAACCCAACCGTCGCGCTCAACGTGGACGGCCTGACCGCGGAGACGGCGATCGTCGACGCGGACACGATCCCGCTGTACGACGTCTCCGCGACGGCCGGCCGCAAGGCCACCCGGGAGAATCTCCTCAAGGGCGCCAAGCACACGTCGCCGGTGATGGCCTACACGGCCCTCGGCTCCGTCAGCTCGACCCAGACGATCACGCTCTCCGGCGCGTCGTACTTTTCGGCCACCGCCGCGGCGGGCTGTACGTGGACCTTCGGTTCGGCCCCGGCGTCCGGCGTTGGCTTCGGCTTCGTGCTGGAGCTGACCAACGGCGGTGTCGGCACCCAGACGTGGCCCGCGTCGGTCAAGTGGCCGAACGGTGTCGCACCGTCGCTCACCGCATCCGGTGTCGACGTGCTGGCCTTCATCACCCGCGACGGTGGCACCACATGGCGCGGCGTGCTTTCGATGGCGGATAGCCGGTAATGCTGTCCCTCCTCGAGGTGCTGGCGCGGTCTGGCTCCGTACAGCTCAATCCACCGACGACGTTTAACGCGGTGCCGGGGGGCGCGTCCCAAGTCAACTTGACGTGGGTGCGCGCCTCCGCCGGCTACGTGACCGAAGTCTATCGCGACGGCGCGCTCTACTTCACGACCGCGGCGGGCGCGCAGTCGTACAACGACACGGGCGCGGCGTCCGGGTCCGCGTTCACGTATCGCATCCGCCACAAGTCGGGGTCGAGCTATTCGTCGTTCACGGCGGAAGAGATCGAGTCCGGCACGCCGCCCGCGCCGTCGATCGCGGCGTCCGTGACCACCGACGACGTGAACATCGTCTGGTCGGCCGTGCCGTCGGCGACGGGCTACGAAGTCTACCGGGACGGGTCGTCCATCGGCACGACGTCCGGCCTGACCTATGACGACCTCAACCTCGCCAACGGCACCTACGACTACACGGTGAAGGCGACCAACGGGACGAACCAGTCGGTTGCCTCGAACGTCCAGACGGAGACGGTCAGCTACGCCGCGCCACTGACGGACCCCTCCGGCTTGACGTTGGTCAGCTCCTTCGCGGATCGCGTCGGGATCAGTTGGACCAACGGGGACGTCACCGCCTCGACCGAAATCTACCGGGGCACGTCGCCCAATCCGACGTCGCTCCTGACGACGGTGGCCGCGGCTGGCACGTCGTACAACGACAGCTCCGTGCTGGCGGGTACGCTGTACTACTACCGCATCCGCCACGTCAAGGGCGCGCAGGTATCGAGCTACGTGGAAGACGACATCACCCAGCCGACGCCGGCCTTCACCAGCCTGTCGCTGTCCGATGTCGGCGGGGGCGTCATTCAACTGGCGTGGTCGATCAGCAATCCGCCGATTTCCCCGCAGGTCTCCTTCGGCGGGTGGTCGGACACGGAGGGGTACGCCGCCGCGGCGTCCCTCGGGGGCGCGGAGAGCGTGCTCTTCTCCCCCAAGACCCTCGCGACCTACGAGAACATCGGCACTGGTCCGTCCCTCGAGGTCCAAGTCTCGAACCTGCGCCTCTTCAACGCGACCACGCTGGCCGTCTACGACACGGTTAGCCCGACCCTCTCCTTCCGGTCCACCGGAGTCATCGTCTAATGGTCGAAGACCTGCTCAAGATCATTCTGCTCGCGCTGGGCGGCTGGGCGCTCCGCACCCTCCACAAGATCCAGATGGACCAGCGCGCGATGAAGGTGACGCTGGTCGGGGAGGACGGCACCAACGGCCTCAACAGCCGCGTGAGGGGCATGGCGCTCGTGCTGGACCGGCACGACGATCACTTGGCCCGCCACGACACCCAGATCGCCTTGCTGCGGGGGAGGGAGTAGTGAAGCTCAAGACGTTCGTCTACCGGCTCTTCTTCACCCGTGACGACGATCTGGACATCCTCCAGCTCTTGTTCATCGCCTCGACGCTCTTCTTCGGCGTGGCCTTCGCGCTCGCCGGTCTCGGCTGGTGGTCGGTGTCCAACGCCGCGTGGGCGGCCTTCGGGGGCGTTTTCGCCACCTTGGCGATCGCGGGGACCCCGAAGTGGGTCGCCCAGCTCTTGGCCACCTCCCCGACGCCGGCGGCCCTTGCCAAGGCGATCGGCGAGGCCAAGGAGTACGGCGGCCCGACCCCGGACGGTCTCGAGCCATGACCGATGCCTTCCTCCGGGCGATGGCATGGCTCTGGCCGGTCGAGGGGGGCTGGTGGCCGGGGGGCAAGTCCGATCCGAACCCGACGATGTACGGGATCACGAAGCGGACCTATGACGCCGCGCGCGCACGATACGGATGGTATCCCAAGCGGATACAGGATATTACCAAAGAGGAAGCCCAGACGATCTACTGGATCGAATATTGGACAGCCGGCCGCTGCGGCGCGCACAAGTGGCCGCTGTCGCTCGTTCACTTCGATGCCTGTGTCAATCATGGAGTTGGCAACGCGGCACGGCTGTTGCGTCGGGCCAACGGCTCGTGGGTCGACTATATTAGCGCGCGCAGAACCTTTTACGCCGACATCATCGCCGCCAATCCCGACCTCGCTCCGAACGCCAAGGGGTGGGAAAACCGCATGAAGCGACTGGAGAAGACCTGTGCCCAATCGTAACACCCTGATCGCCGCTGGCGCCCTGTTCGCCTTCGTGGTCGTCGCCATCGGCGGCTACTCGATCGGGCGGGGAAGCGCCAGCGCGGACGCCCTCGCCGCCAACCGCCGGGCCGACTCACTCGCCGTCGTCATCGCCGAGCGCCTGCCCCAGACGGACGCCGTCCTCGCGGGCAACACGATCGTCGTCGACTCAGCGGCGCGCCTCGTGGCCAAGGGGAACGCTCCCAAGCGCCGGGTCCAGACTGTCAACGTGGCCGCCCTGCCGGATACCTGCCAGCCGATCGTCCAGACCATCCTCGCCGACGCGGAGACCGTCTTCGTGACCGACAGCGCGGCGCTGGCCCTGCACGAGGCGCAGAACGTCCGCCTGACGAACGAGCTGACCGAGACGGCCGCCCTGCTCGAAGCGTCTCGAGCGGAGCTGCGTGCCCAATCGACACGCATACAGGCGCCGCCCCCGAAGAAGCTCCTCGGCCTCGTGCCCATGCCCAGCCTGACCGCCGGCTACGGCGCCACCCTCGTGGGTGGCCGCGTACAGACCGGCCCGCAGGTGGGTGTCTCCTTCAAGGTGGTCCTGTGAGCCGGCTCACGATCGCGGTTGTCTCGGACCTCCACTGCGGCTCCACGGTCGGTCTCCACCCCCATGAGGCCACCCCCCTCGACAACGGCGCCTTCTACGTCCCCTCGCAAGCCCAGCTCTGGCTCGCGCAGGGGTGGAAGACGTTCTGGGACAGGGTGGCCACCAAGTCGTGGGACACGCCGCTCCACGTCATCGTCAACGGCGATCTGGTCGATGGCGACCACCACGGGACGACCGAAATCGTCTCCCGGCACCCGAACGCCCAGATGGACATTGCCAAGGCGTGCTTCGCCCCCGTGCTGGCCCTCAAGCCGGATTCGGTGGCGGTCGTCCGCGGCACCGAGGTCCATGTCGGCAAGTCGGGCTCGGCTGAGGAGTCCTTCGCGAAGTGGTTGGTGGCGCAGGGGATTACCGTACCGCATTGCCCGGAGACGGGGAACGCCTCCCATTGGCACTACCGCGGCCTGTATGGGGGCGTCTTGATCGACGCGGCGCATCACGGCCGCATTGGTGCCCGTCCGTGGACCAAGGTCAACGCCACGATGGGGCTCGCCGCGCAGGTCGTGATGGAGCACGCGATGAAGGGCGAACGCGCCCCGGACCTCGCGATCCGCTCCCACTACCACCAGTGGGTCGACACCTACGACGCGTACCCGACGCGGGTGATCCAGACGCTGGCATGGCAGCTCAAGACGGCGTACGTCCACAAGGTCGCTGCCGAGTCGCTGGCCGAAGTTGGCGGCGCGATCGTCACCATCCGGGACGGCGTGATCGAGCACATCGAGAAGGTGATGTTCCCGGTCAAGCGGCCTGACCCGGTCGTGGTCGCCGAATGATTGAGATGACGGGTGAGGCCCTGCTCAACGCGATCCGGGAGGCGCAGCAGGCCACCACGGCCGCTGATGAAGTGGGCGGCCTGACGGCGGAGGAGTTGCGCGACGCGCTGGGGTTGTCGAAGGACAAGCTCCGCGCCGTGCTCCAGCAGTTCGCCAAGGACGGGCGCCTCAAAGTCGGCTGGCGCCTGATGCCGGACCTGACGGGCCGCCCGAACCGCCGCCCCACGTACCTGCTCACGGAGTAGCGATGCCGCTGGTCGAACTCAAGCTCCCCCCGGGGATGTACCGCTCTGGCACCGACTACCAGTCCAAGGGTCGGTGGCGGAGCGGCAACCTCGTGCGGTTCCTCGAGGGGCGCATCGAGCCGGTCGGCGGGTGGGTCAACCCGCAGAGCATCCAGCTCGACGGTCCCGGCCGCGGCATCCACGCATGGCGCGCGAACACGGCCGGTCGCTTCTGCGCGATCGGCACAATCGACAAGCTCTGGGTCTATGACGGCGACGCCGACTATGACATTACCCCCGTGTCCTTCCCGGCGGGCAATGCCAACTCGGCTGCGGTGATCGGCTACGGTTCGGGACTCTACAACGCCGGCAACTACGGCTCCTCTGCCTCGGGTGGACGCTCCGAAGCCACCACATGGTCCCTCGACAACTTCGGGGAACATCTGGTCGCCTGCGCGTCGCACGATGGCGATATGTATATCTGGACGCTGGCGACGGGCACGCCGGCCGCGCTCATCAGCGGGGCGCCCACCGCGCGCTCGCTCTTCGTGACCGCGGAACGGTTCCTCGTGGCGCTCGGTGCCGATGGCGACCCGCGCAAGGTGCAGTGGGCCGATCAGGAGTCCACGACGACGTGGACGCCCTCCTCGACCAATCAGGCGGGCGACATCCTGATCCAGACGGAAGGGCAGCTCCTGACTGGCCTGCGGACCCGCGGCCAGTCGTTGCTCCTGACGACCACCGACGCCCACACCATGCGCTACGTCGGACCGGACGCCGTGTACTCCTTCCAGCGTGCCGGAGAAGCCTGCGGGGCCGTGGGATCGAACGCCGCGACCGTCTTCAACGGCGGCGCGGTATGGATGGGGCAGCAGTCGTTCTTCCTCTTTCAGGGCACGTCCGTCGTGCCGCTCCCGTGCGAGGTGGCGGACTACGTCTTCACCTCGATCAACCGGGACGAGCTGGCGCTGGTCTCCTGCTCCCACCGGGCGCAGTTCGGTGAGGTCTGGTGGCACTACCCGAGCGAGGGGTCGTTGGTCAACGATCGCTACGTCGTGTGGAACTACCGGGAGAATCACTGGACGCTCGGCGTGCTGGAGCGGTCCTGCATGACCGACGCTGGCGTCTTCGACTACCCGCTCGGCACCGACGAGGACGGCTACCTGCTCGAGCACGAGAACGGCTGGACGGATGCGGGCGTGGCCCGCGCGTCAGACGTCTTCCTCGAGTCGGGGCCGGTGGAAATCGGATCGGGCGACCGGGTCATGTCGGTGGTCCAGCTCGTGCCGGATGAAGTCACGGCGGGCGCCTTCCGGGTTCGGCTGGCGACCAAGTTCACCCCCGAGGGCGCGACGTTCGCCTACGGGCCGTACACGCTGACGCCGTACACCGACGTGCGCGTCACCGGTCGGCAGGTCGCCATTCAGATCGAAGGCGTGCGCGATGAGGATGCTCGGATCGGCACCTTCCGCGCCGACGTCCGCGAAGGAGGCCGGCGATGATTCTTCCCTCAATCCCACAGGTTGGGGCGGTCCTGAGCCGCTTCTTTCTGGACCTCTTCGCGGAGCTGGTGCGGGAGGACGAGCGCAACCGGAAGATCGGCAAGGACATCGTGCTCGCGCAGGGCGAGCGCGTCATCATCAAGGATTCGACGGGCGCGAAGTGGGCCGTGGTGGTGGACACGTCGGGCAACCTGAGCACGGTGGCCGCGTGACGCTGGATGACGTGTGGGGCCTGTGGTCGGACACGCTACAAGAGGCGTTGGATCGGGGGCATGACCCGACGCCGCTTGCCAGCATCCTCGAGATGGTGAAGGAGGGTCACGCGCAGTTCTGGACGTGGCCGACGGCGGTGATGGTGACGACGGTACGCGATGACCTGCTCTCTGGACGTCGCGTCTGTCATATCTGGCTCGCCGGTGGATCGCTGGAAGGGTTGGAGCAGCATCTCCCGGAGGTGGAAACCTTCGCTCGGGAGAGCGGCGCCAACGACATGACGGTGTGCGGGCGCTTCGGCTGGATGCGCTCATTTCTGACCAAGACGGCGGGCTTTCGAGCGGTCGCTGTCGAGTACCACAAGGAGCTGACGTGAGCAAGAACTCGAAGAGCACTTCGGCCGTGACCGCGGACCCGACGACCCTCGCCCGCGAGCGCCAGATGTGGAACACGGCGCAGGGGCTCGCGGCGCAGCCCTATCAGGCGTACGGCGGCGAACAGGTCGCGGGCTTCACGGGCGATCAGCAGGCCGGCTTTGATGCAGTCCGTAATGCAGCGGGCATGGGTGCCGGCGCGGTCAACGCCGGGCTTGGCCTTGCCGGGACCGCGGGCGCCTACAACCCGTCGATGGTCTCGGCACCGACGCTCGACCCGGCCGCGCAGGCGAATGGCGCCGGGCTCGATGCCATGTACGCGGCCTACGCCCGCACGGGGCCGCAGGCGGGCGCGCGCGATGCCGCATCGCTCGATGCCGCCGCCAAGATGGGCCAGTACCAGAACCCGTACGAAGATCAGGTCGTGCAGTCGGCGCTCGCGGATCAGGAGATCCAGCGCCAGCGCGCGATCATGCAGGGGCAGGCGCAGGCGACGGCGGGGGGCGCCTTCGGCGGCTCGCGCCACGGGGTCATGGACTCGCTGACCAACGAGGCGGCCATCCGCGCGGCGGGGGCCACGGCCGGCAATCTTCGTTCGCAGGGCTTCCAGTTTGCCGGCCAGATGGGCGCGGCGGATGCCAACCGCGACTTGCAGGCCCAGCAGGGGAACCAGCAGGCGGATGTGGCGACGTCGTCCACCAACGCGGGGCTGGGGGCGAACCTCTTCGGCCAGCGGATGGGCGCGGCGGCGAACGTCGGGATGTTCAACGCCGGACAGATCAACAGCCAGAACCAGTTCGGCGCGGGCCTCGACCTGACCGCCCAGCAGGCGAATCAGGGCGCGGGCCTGACGGCGAATAGCCAGAGGCTTGCAGCGGCTGGTACTATGGGCCAGCTCGGATCGACGCAGCAGCAGATGGGGCTGGCGGGTGCCGACGCCCTGCTCAAGTCGGGTGGGATGCAACAGGGCCTCGAGCAGGCCAACCTCGACACCGACTACAACAACTGGCTCATGCGCCAGCAGGACCCGTACGCGAAGCTCCAGTACCTACAGGGCTTCAAGGGCACGCCCGGCCGGACCCAGACGGACACGAAGCAGGGGTCGGCGCTGGGCGGGCTGCTCGGGGCCGTCGGCACCATTGCTGGCGGGCCGCTCGGCGGGGTGATCGGCAAGGCGGCCGGCGGGCTCTTCGGCGGGGGCGGCTACAACGGGCTCAGTGACGCGGCGAAGACGATGGTGAACAATCCGATGCTCACGCCCACGGTGAGGGGCTAAGACATGGCACAGATGCCGAACTACATGGGCGGGCTCCTCGGGGCTGGCCAGACGCCGTTCAACCCCACCCTGCCGCAGGGGCTCTTGGCACGCATGGCGATGCCGGGTCAGCCGGCGGCTGGGATGGCGGGGAACCTGATGGCAATGGGTCAGCCTGCCGCGGGTCCTGCCGCGCCTACGCCCGCTCCTACGCCTGCCCCCGCCGCTCCGGTCGCGCCACAGCCCGCAGCTTCGCCCACCCAGCTCGGGTTGATGAGTGGTGGCATGGCCGCGATGGAGGCCGCGCGCCCGGGGAATGGGGGCGGTTCCTTGGGCGCAGCCCTCGGGGCGGGATTGGCCGCTGGGTCCGCGACCTTTACGGCCGCCAAGAACCAGAAGGCCGACCTCGAAGCGAGCCGCGCCAAGCAGGAGGCGTTCGCCTCCGCGGTCTCCCGGCTCGATCTCCCTGCGCACGTCAAGACGGGCGTCATCAACCTCGGGCCGGAGGCGGGCGGCAAGCTGCTCGCTGACTACAAGATCCCCCTGCCGGAGTTCACGACCAACGTCGTCGAGACGGGCGGCAAGAAGGCGGTCGTGACGACCAACAAGGCGACGGGCGCATCGCAGGAATCGTACGTGGGTGAGGCGGCACCGGACGAGGGGTATGAGCCGGATGCGAACCTCCAGACGATTATGACGGCCCTGCACCCCGGAAAGAAGCTCAAGGACCTCGACGGAGACGAGCGCCGGCGCGTGCTGGCCGATGCGGCGGAGTATCGTCGCTCGGGCGCGACCAACGTGTCCACGACGAATAACATGGGCACGGAGAAGCTGGTCGACACGCTCATGGCCAACCGCGCCAACCGCCTCGATGCCGACAAGGCCATCGTCCGGCAGGCGGTGGAGGCCAATCTGTTCGTCGATGAGGCGCTCAAGGCGCTGGAAGGTCCGACGTACGCCGGTGCGGGGGCGGAGGTCAAGCTCATTGGGAATAAGCTGGTCAAGGATTGGCTCGGTGTCGAGCTGGGTCAGGACAAGCGCGCCAACACGGAAATCCTGATGGCGGCGCTCGACAACGTGGTCATCCCGCAGGTCAAGCAGCTCGGTACGAACCCGTCGACGGCGGACCTCGAGGCGATCCGTCGCTCCGTGGGTAACGCCAAGACGTCGACCGAGGCACTCAAGATCATCGCACGGTGGCAGCGGTCGAAGAACGATGGCCGAATCAATACGTACAACCACGACGTCCGCAACATCCGCAAGGATCTCGAGGCGCGCGGTCAGACGCCCGGGTCGGATCTCGAGGAGTTCCCCGTGCCCGGGAATACCGAAACGGGTCCAGCGAATGGGGCAACCCGGATGCACCGGCTTCCGAATGGCCGGACCGAGAAGCAGGTCTATGACGGCGGCGAGTGGGGCCGCATTGTGGACGGGAAGTTCCAGCCCTACCGAGGTCAGTAATGACGACTCCAATCCGACCGGATACCGCGCTCTACGGGCCGGCGCGTCCCTTGTCCCAGCCGGATACCGCGCTCTACGGACCGCCTCGCGCGATCTCGTCCGACGCCTCGCGCATGTCGGGCTCGTCCGGCACGGGGAAGATGACGTGGGAACAGGCGACCCGCGCGGCGGCGGCCGGTATCCTCCCCGGCATCTCGGACAACCTGATCGCGTTCTTCAAGGCGGCCCGGAACAAGGGCAAGCCGTTCGCGGAGATGTACGCCGAGGCGCACGCAGACGAACGCCGCCTACTCGACGAAGCCCGGACGATGGCGGGCTCGGGCGCGCTCGAGAACCTGTCCGCGGTGGTGAGCGGGGCGGGGTTGGCCAAGCTCGCAACGAGGGGCGTGCCGGTCGTGTCCAAGATCGCGGACTTCCTCGTGGGTGGGGTAGGCAAGAGTGGGGCACCCTCCTCCATCCTCGGTGGCGTCGGGCAGGGGGCCAAGGCGGGCGCGCGAGTCGGCGCGATTGCTGGGGCGGGCAATGCCGACGATGGGTCCGCGCTGGATCGGGTCTTCGGCGGAGCGATCGGGGCGTTGGCGGGAGGTACGGTCGGCGGGCTGGCGGGAGGGACATTGACCGCCGCGGCGAACCGGGTTGCTCCGGCACAACTCAACGCGGCCGATGCCGCGCAGGTCTTCGCTCCCGGCACGCCAGTCAAGGCCCAGCGGCAGGCGATCGGCGCGCTGTCGGATGCCCAGCGTGACGCGGGGGTCTCGGAAGAGGCCGCGCGCCGCGCCGCGGCGGCGCTCGGGCCGGAGGGCGTGTACGCCGAC